ATTGTGGTTATTGTTTAGCAAAGGATATTCGAGGGGATGGGAAAATTCTCAAACCTCATCAATGGGTAGAAGCCCTAAGGATACTTGAATCACATGGTGTTAAATTCCATTTGATTTTAGGTAACGAACTACTTTCATATCCACATTGCGATGAACTTGTAAAAGGATTGAAAGAGTTCTATGGTAGGTACGCCATGTACTCTACATTTCCACAACCTTGGACCGATAAGTTCCTTGACAAATGTATTGACGCGGGTCTTTACAATATTAGTGGTGGTGTAGATGTGTGGCCAGGACTACAAACCGGAGACGCTTCTATTGATGACAAATCCGATGCCGTTTTAAGATGGTTAACATACTGTAAGGACCGAGGCGTTCCAGACGTCCAAGCAACCATTACGATCCACAGGCACAATTACGACAAATTAGAGCCTTTGTTGGATTTAACCACTAAAAAAGGAATTTGGGTTGGACTTAGTATGGTGGAGTATAGCATGGATGGAAAACATGACTTCTACAAAGGTAAGGAAGCCATGGAGGACTGGTTAATACCTGAGGATGAGCGAGGGAAGTTTAGGGACGTGATGTATGACTTGGCTGCAAAAGTTCGTTCGGGTCGTTGGATGGTGCAGCTGCCTCCAAAATACTTCGAGGAACTTGGAGAAAGGGAGTTTAACCAAACTCCTTGGCATTGTACGGAGCCCATCCTTATCCATGTGGAAGAGGACGGAGCCTTACGAGCCTGTAACTACCGTGGTCCGCTAAAAGAAAAGGCATCGGTATTTGATTTAGCCCCTGGTGGTCGTCTAACGATGGATGATTATGTTCGTATGCAACAATCTTGTACCACAGAATGTCCTGGATGTGGAGGCGGAGGAGGAGCATGGAGTTATTGGTGGATGGCTGAGGAATGGTTAAAAGGAGATATTGAAGTTGGAGACAAAGTTTTCCAAATCCATACTCCAGGTTATGAGTTTGAGAAAACACAGAAAAAGTCATGAAAAAAATAAAAGTAATGAGGTATCATTGGCTTACCACAGTGCTCCTCAATAACAGTTATCGTAGAATTGCTGAAATAGGAGTAGCCACAGGGATAACGGTTAATCACCTTTTAAAGCATTGTCCATGGATTTCACATTACTATGCCGTTGACTCTTGGAGTAAAAAGCATAAGGCACAATGGTCAATGCCAAAGAATGATGTAGAAGACGTTTTCAAAAAACGTCCTTGTATAAAGGATCCAAGGCTCCAAATATTAAAAGGCACGAGTACTAAAATGGCAAAAAGAATACCAAATAGATTCTTAGATTTGGTATTCATTGACGCCAGTCATGATTACAGAAGTGTAAAGAATGACATTAAAACTTGGGCTCCTAAAATTTCAAAGGGTGGAATGATCTGTGGACATGACATCCATATGCCTGGTGTATTGAGGGCCGTTATTGAAACCTATCCCAATTACGGAGTCACCTATGATAACTGTTGGTATTGTATAATATAAAAAACCGTAAAGAACATATGAAAAAGAAAGACAACGTATTCACAAAACTAATTGACAAACATTACAGTCCGTTGGTGATCAGGAAATACACCCATTGGGGTTTTCCTATTTACATAGGTATGATTACCGATGACGATTTGTCGGATCTCGATGACACGATTGTGTCCTACATGAAGGCACACAAAGCCGAAGGATGGGTAAATGATGTGCAAAAACTTCGCAACTTAGCCGGAGCGTTAACGGAACACTTGAATGACCTTTATGAGAAGTCAGAAGGCGTTGCTGTTATTTTTTACGTGGACAAGGCGTTTATCAGTTCCCTACACGGTGACTTCATGAACCACACATCTTGCCGTATCGAGTTCTATTCCTTACTTTCTATGTCTGCCCACGTATAATGGTACTCAAGAGACACGTTATTATTGCACCTCATGCAGATGATGAGATCATCGGGTGCCATTCTATCCTGGTACAAGGAACGGTAAACATTGTAGCTTTCCCTGACTCAAGTGGAGCCTCAACCGAAGCCAAAGAATCTAGTAGGAGATTTGGTTATGATACTAAAACGTTCCAAACGCCTAAGGATATTACAGCATTGGCTGAACAAGCCCTGGCAGTGAATGGATTAATTTTTATGCCAGATCCTATTTACGAATATCACCCATTACACCGACAGATCGGACATATTGGTGAGTCGTTGGCTAAACTTACCACTAATGTGGTTTTTTACAGTACGAAGATGAACGCTCCATACATTGAGGAGTATGACCATCCAATGATTAAGAAAAGGGATTTGGATGCGTGTTATGGTGATAAAAAGAGTTTGTGGGAATTTGACCACAGATACTTTTTATTCGAAGGGTATAATATTTGGGGGATTCCATTAAAACTTCTGTAATATGAACAGACTAATCCTTGTGCTTCAATATCCTACAAAAATGAGGTACCAGGAATGGTGGTGGGAGGAATTTCCTAAAAGGCTTTCCGAGTCCTTTGAAGTTGTTTTGTTGGGAGAAGCGTTCGTTAGAACTACTAAACTTGAAGTGGCACAAAGAGATGAATTTTCTCCTATGGAACATTCACTCGAATTAGAGTTCCACCAATTGTACGAGTATTTAGAACTACCGCTTCTCCCCAATGATGTTTTGTTACTGGCCGATTTAAGTTACCCAGGCATTTTTGCGAATGCCCTTTTTCATAAAAAGCCAAAGAGGTGTTATGCAATTTGCCATGCGACAAGTAAAAACAGGTATGACTATTTTTCTCCTGTAAGGTACGCAAAGTATCCAGTTGAGAAAGCAATCGCTAAATTATTCGACGGTGTGATTGTAGGCTCCCACTACCATAAAGACAAGTTAGGGTGGGATAATGTAATTACACTACCTTTACCTTATCCTACGGCTCAAACAAAATACCGCGGTGGTAAACATGGTGTCTGCTCGGTGTCTAAAAGGACAGGACAAAAGGTAAATAAATCCTTAGAAGACTATGTGAGTAAACAATTAGGAATACCTGTCCTCAGATTTGAATCGGATAGTTGGGAAGAGTATTACCGACAATTAAACTCCTACAAAGTGATGTTGATTACTTCTAAGGAAGAGACGTTTGGTTACCAAGTTGTTGATGGAGTGCTTGCTGGTTGTATCGTTGTCGCTCCCAACAAGTTTAGTTATCCAGAGTTACTTCCCGCATCACACCTTTATAACACAAGGAACGAAATGGTGAACTTAGTTCAAAAAGCATTACGAGTACCCAACAAACCGTATAAGCTAAAAACGGATAAGGAGTCCAAGTCGTTTTTCAAAAAATTAATTCAACTACTTAAGAAATGAAAACAAAATTGATGTTGGACTCAGGCGCCTATAGTGCCTTCAGAAAGAAAACAACTATTGATAGGGAGGCCTACGCTGAGTACGTTAAAACCCATTCTGACATCTTTAAGGTTTGTGTGAACCTAGATGTTATTGGGGATGGTAAAAAGAGTTTTGAGAACTGGAAATGGTTTTACGACAAAGGCGTGAAACTTATGCCAGTTTACCACGTAGGTACTGATGAGAAGTTCCTCAAAAAGTATCTTGAAAAGGCGGATTACGTTGGACTTGGAGCGATCGCTAACCTTAGTGCGACCAGAAGGATAAAAGGACTCCAAAAGATATGGGATTCCTACCTGTTAAATAAAGATGGTACGGCAAAGGTAAAAGTTCATGGTATGGGTTTAACGGCCGTTCCTATCTTGGTAAGGTTCCCTTGGTATTCCGTAGACTCCGTGTCACCAGTGTTGCAGGCAGGATATGGTGGTGTTTACTTCCCTAGACTTGAGAATGGGGAATTGAATTACTTGAAACTTGATATGTATAAAATTTCAGGTATGAGTAAAGCCCACGTAACGGGAATGGTGGCTTCCTACTTTAATTTGCCAAAAAGTATCCTTAAGGCTTATGGTAAATTAGTTGAGTCATATGGGTTAACCGTAGGCACACTTAAAGAGGATTATAGCAATACCATATTCGGTGCCCTTACGGAAAACCCAACAGAAGCCACTCAAGAAAGTTTAGTAGGTGGTTATGAAAGCCGATTAAGATGGAACCTTATAATGTGGATGGGGTTGAACAATAAGATCAACGAAATACATGGTACTCCAGTTGACCTTTATGTTGGGTCCTCAGGACACTTTAAGTTCATAGTGGAAACAAACAAAATATATGGCACAGATTTGGGTCAGTTGTTTAGTTACTTTGACACAAATGTGCAAAAGAATATCCATGAAATAATATCCATAGCAGAATGAGTACAAGACGCGCATCAGGACAAGCCTTTGAAATTGGTAGGGAAAGGATTACCAATTGGCTAAACACTTTACTCCAACCGGAAACAGGCCTCACTTGGCAGTTCCTAGACAGTAGGGTAAATGAAATCAAAAACCTAAAAGATGAAGCCGCCGGTGAGGGCCTCGACTTTATGGTTTACGAGAGGGACAATCCAGAAAGAAACATGAAGATTCACTCGTTCCTGCCTCAGAAACTTCATAAGTATGTGGCTCCTTATTACAATCTACCTTCAAGGATCACAAAAAATGAAAATTCGGAGCAAGTGAAAGTAGATGGCTTGAACTTACTACATGAAAAGGAAATGTACTTCCTCGTGGTAAGGTTAGTCACTAACTCCTTTTGGTTCTGGCTAGAGAGGTATGACAGTTATCCAAACGATCAATGGGTACTGGCAAAAAAGTATAAGAAGGGAAGGCCTGACCGTTTGACGCTCCTCCTCTCGAATAATAATATAAGGAAGTTTAAATCCGGAGAAACATTTATCCAAACACTAAAAAACACGATTAATGAAAATCACAACCGCACAGCTTAAGGAGGCTCTATCCATAGTTAAGCCGGCCCTAGCAAACAAAGAGATCCTAGAACAAACCACTTCCTTTGCCTTTTTAAATGGAAGAGTCATTACTTATAACGATGAGATAAGTATAAGCCACCCATTTGAATGTGACTTTGAGGGCGCAGTAAAGGCTGAGGAATTGTATGGACTTTTGACTAAGATCACAAAGGATGATGTTTCTTTAAGTGTTGAGGAAACGGAATTGATTGTAAGTTCGGGAAGGATGAAGGCTGGGTTAAAAATGCACACTCAGATTAATCTTCCTTTAAGGGCCATCCCAAAGAAGATGGAACCCATTCCTGATCCTGAGAAGTTTTATAACCTTGTGGAACTTGCCATGAGGACTTGTTCGTCGGATATGTCCACACCCAAATTGACTTGCGTATCCATTAAAAAAACAGGTGAGATAACGGGCGCGGATAACTACCGATTGGTCCAGTGCAAAGGCAAGCCACTACCGACTGATGACTTTTTACTTCCTGCGGTAAGTGCCGTAGAAGTTTTAAAACTGAGTCCTACTCATATGTTTTTAGAAAAAGGATGGGTGCACTTCAAAAACAAAGAGGAAACGGTTATTTCTTGCCGACACCTTGAGGACAACTATGTAGGGGATGCAATGATACGTGGAGTACTGAACATCAACTCGGTAATGTCCATACACTTCCCTGACAAAATGGAAGAGATGCTTTCCCGTGTAGCAGTACTTGCCAAGAGGGAATCTATTTTGGACGAATCCATTAACGTTGTTCTGAAGGACAATAAAATTTCCCTGGAAGCCTCAAGTAAGGAAACAGGGTCTTGGGTTAGGGAAAAGACTGGAATTGACTTTACAGGTGACTCACAGTTTTTTATCAGTCCCACACTATTCTCTGATATCCTTAAAATAACCAATGAGGCGGAATTAGATAAGTCCAAAACAAAAATGAAGTTTACAGGTCCAGATTGGGAGTATGTCATAATGCTAAGGACAAACTAATGATAGGGTTTTTCAATAAAAAGGAAACTCGTTCCTTAAAGTTTACAGGAACGAAAGCGAACTCCTGTTTTTCATGTGGTTTGTATAAACACGCCAAAACACCTAAGATGGCCCCCTTTGGTAATTTTAAGAAAGGGATAATGATTCTTGGTGACGTAGTTTCATACCTAGATGATGACAAAGGACAACCATTCCAAGGACGTTCCGGAAGGTACTTAGAAAGAACACTGGCAGACTTAGGTGTTGACTTATTTGAGGACTGTGTCAGTTTGAATGCCGTAAATTGTTGTCCACCGGAAGGGAAGCCACCAACAGTTAAAGAAATAGATTGTTGCCGCGATGTGAAAGTCCTCACTGCTTTACATGAGTTTAATCCTAAAATGGTACTTGTGTTAGGTAGTACTGCCTTAACAAGTATCCTGGGACCTCGATGGACGTCCTCGAGTAAGTTAGGGGGAATAAACAAGTGGAGGGGATGGACTTGTCCTGACCAGGATTATAAGACTTGGATTTGCCCAACCTTTTCCCCTTCCTACATTGAGAAGTTGGAAGGAAAAGATGAGATACAGTTTGTTTGGGAACAGGATATTGAAAATGCCTTAAAGACATTGAAACAACCATTTCCAATAAACAAAGAACCCAATATCCGAATTATTGAGGATCTACAGGAACTTTACCAAATACCTGACGTGCCTGTAGCATTCGACTATGAAACGACAGGAATTAAGCCACAGGCCCAAGGTCATAAAATTGTTTGCGCTTCCATAGCGTATAATGAAAATGATGTCCTTGTTTTTATGATGCCTGAAGGGAAAAAAGAAAGGCAACCATTTATTGACTTCCTACAAAGTGAACGACCAAAGATTGCCAGCAATATGAAGTATGAGGACACTTGGTCAAATGTCATTTTAAAAACACCAGTTAATAATTGGTTCCACGATACTATGTTGGAATCGCATATACTGGATAATAGGTCAGGCGTCACAGGATTAAAATTCCAGGCATACGTTAATTTTGGTATCGTGTCCTACGAGGAAGAGGAAAAAGAGTATTTGAAGTCAAAAGATGAAGATGGCAGTAATGGATTTAATCGAATTCTAGAATTAGTTAGCCAACCCAGAGGTAAGGAAGAACTTCTAAAGTATTGTGCAATGGACTCCATTTTAGAATATAAGTTGGCTATGAAACAAATAAAACAAAGGGATGAACTTATTAGACGCGCATAATTTAATCCATGATGGTATCCTTGCGTTAGCCCGAGCGGAACGCCAAGGCATTAGAGTAGACATGGACAGGGCAAGCCAAAGCCATAAGGAACTAACTACATTGATAAACACATTGACGGAAGAGTTCAAGACCACTAATTTCTACAAACATTGGAGACACTCCGTAGGCAATAAAGAAGTAAACATTCACAGCAATGACCAGTTGGGTCGGTACTTGTATGGTGTTAAGAAATTGAAAGTAAGCAAACTCACAGATTCAGGTAAAGGGTCTACTGATGAGGAAGCCCTACAATCACTTAATATTCCTGAGATGGATGGACTTCTTCGGATTAGGAAGTTGAAAAAGATGCGAGATACGTATCTACACAATTTTATTTCTGAGTCAGTAGATGGTTTTATCCATCCTTTTTTTAATCTACATATTGCAACCACGTACCGATCGAGTTCTGACTCTCCTAACTTTCAAAACGTACCAGTAAGGGACGCAGAAGCCAAAAAAATTATACGTTCCTGTTTAGTTCCCAGGGTGGGACACCAGTTAGTAGAAATAGATTTTAGTGGTATTGAGGTTTGTATCGCGGCTTGTTACCACAAGGATCCCACGATGATAAAGTATATTAAGGATCCTACTTCTGACATGCACGCGGACATGGCAAAACAAATCTTCCTGTTTAAGGAGTTTGATAAAAAACAACCTGAGTTAAAAACATTAAGGCAGGGTGCTAAGAATGGTTTTGTGTTCCCACAATTCTACGGTGACTATTATGGCAATAACGCTCTTGGATTATCCAAATGGGCAAAGTTACCTACCGAGGGGAGGTATAAAAAAGAGGATGGAATAGTTTTACCAGGTGGATACCATTTAGGTGAGCATATGATAGACAATGGAATTAAGTCATTTAAGGACTTCCTTAACCATTTACAAAGGATTGAGGAACACTTTTGGGGAACACGATTTCCAGTCTACGCCTCGTGGAAGAGAAAGTGGTTTAAAGCATACCAGGAAAAAGGGTACTTTGACACGTTAACTGGTTTTCGATGCCGTGGGATAATGGGCAAAAATGACGCCACGAATTACCCTGTACAGGGATCGGCTTTCCATTGTTTACTTTGGTCCTTTATACAGATGGACAGGATCATTAGGAAGAATAATTGGAGGTCCAGATTAATAGGACAAATCCATGACTCCATGTTATTTGACGTCCATCCAGATGAATTAATCGACTTACTTAAAGCGGTGAAACGCGTTTGTGAACAACGATTAGTAAACCATTGGAAATGGATTATTGTGCCTTTAACCATCGAAATTGAGATGTGCGAGGTAGATAAAAGCTGGTATGATAAGAAGCCCGTGTCTGACTCCATACTAAAGGATCTTGTATAATAAAGTAAACAAAAGTTTATGAGTAGACAAGTTGTACACCAAGAAGCCTACACGACTTATGTTATGGGAACTGATTCAGTTTTGGGTCCGTTCCTACAAATAATGGATGAACGCTACCGAACCTCAGGACATGACCAACAGGGTGAAGGATACGTTTTAGATTGGGACCAAACTTGTGGATTTAATACGAACCTCATAAACGCGAAAAAGGAGGATATTGTAGCAGGTCCTGAAAAATTACAAGAGTTAGTGGAAACCTTTATACGATTAATGGAATGAATCTTTACCTAAAACACAGACCACAAACCCTTGATGAGGTAATAGGAAATGTTGATATCGTTTCCTACTTGAGGGGAATATTACCGAACAAAGAAAAGATTCCTCATGTGTTCTTATTACATGGTGATACGGGTTGTGGCAAAACAACCTTGGCTCGTATTATTGCCACAGAGATCGGTTGTAACCCAGTTGACTTAAAAGAAATTAATGTGGCGGACTTCCGAGGAATTGATACCGTCCGTGAGATTATTAAGTCCTCGAGATACCATTCGATCGGTGGGGGTGCTCGGGTATGGATATTCGACGAGTTCCATAAGTCCACAAATGATGCGCAGAACGCCTTGTTGAAATTATTTGAGGATAGTCCTGCCAATGGTTACTTTATTTTGTGTACCACGGAGCCTGAGAAAGTGATTAACACGATAAAGGGCCGTTGTATATCCCTACAAGTTAAACCTTTAAATGAGACGGAGATGCACAAGTTACTCCGTTCCGTTTCCAAAAAGGAAGGACACAAAATATCTATTTCTGTTTACGAGCAAATTATCCAGGACTCAATGGGCCTTCCTCGAAACGCTTTACAAATCTTGGACAAAGTTTTATCTGTCCCAGAGGAACAGCAGTTGGAGATAGCAAAACAGTCCGCGGCACAACAAAGCCAGTCCATTGAGCTGTGCCGTGCCTTACTGGATAAAAGTCCTTGGAAAAAGGTACGTGAAATCCTTGTAGGGTTGAAAGACCAAGATGCCGAGGGAATAAGACGCCACGTGTTAGGGTATTGCCAAAGTGTATTACTAAGGCAGGAAAATGATCGTGCAGCGTTCATCATTGAAATGTTCAGAGATCCTTTGTATAATATAGGGTATCCAGGCTTAGTGTTTAATTGTTATTCAGTTGTAAAAGGATAAGATATGGAATTCGATTATGAACGTGACCTACACATTGACGAAAGTGCTTTAGACGTAGAGTGGTTAAACCAACCTATGCTACTTATGAAGTACTCAAGGGAGTTAGCAAGCGCAGAAAGGGAAGTGTCCAGGATAAAAGAAAAACAAGCCGTACTGAAAGCTGAGTTGGATAAGGACATTCGGTTACACCCTGAGAAGTTTGGAATAGATTCCAAGTTAACGGAAGCGGTAGTAACGGGCGCCATACTTTTAAATGATAAGCATAAAAAAGTAGCAGAAGAATTAATTGAGGCACAATACGAAGCGAGGATGTTAAAAGGTGCGGTAGAAGCCTGTCAACAACGCAAAGATGCCTTACAGGACTTAGTTAAGTTGCACGGACAAAGGTACTTTGCAGGCCCTAATATGCCTCGCGACCTTTCTCATGAAGTGAAGCTACAACAAGAAAAACAAGTTTCAAACAGTACCGTAAAAATTAAAAGACGAGCATGAGCACGACAAGTTGGGTAATTGTTGGTTTTATGATACTTGCCTTCCTTTTTGTAGTTGGCCCAATAGCCATGCACATTTGGGGGTCCATGTTCGCAAAAGGATTTTTCTCGAACTTATCTAAATATTTCAATAAAAAACAAAATACAAACACCAATGGCAAAAAAGACGAGTAGGTTTGGTTCCAACGTTATTGCTAACGTGGAGAAACGCAAGAGGGATAGCAGTGGCTTCGGCTACTTGACCCTTACAAAAGGACTTTCTGTTTTTAAGGAAGAGGAAGGTAAAATGAAGTTGGATATTATCCCATACATTGTATCGGACACACACCACTTGGATCGAGATTCGGATAACGAATTTGCCGCCAACCCTGGTAACCCTTGGTATAAGAAGCCTGTATGGGTCCATCGCAGTGTTGGCGCCGATAAACAATCGGTAATTTGCCCAGCAAAAACAATCGGTAAGAAATGTCCAATTTGCGAGTACCGTGAGAAACAAAGAGCCGAAGGAGTTGAAAAGGATGACCAAGTGGCTTACCCACAATTAAGAAACCTTTACGTGGTTATTCCTGTTGGAAGTAAAAAGTTTGAAGAGAAGTTTCACATTTGGGATATTGCGAATGGTAACTTCCAAAAGGTGCTCGATGAAGAGTTGGCTGAGAAACCAGAGAACGGAGTATTTCCCGATCCAGAGGAAGGCAAGACACTGGTTGTTCGTTTTACTGAAGAGAAGTTCGGTAAGAATAAGTATTACGAAACCAGTCGCATTGACTTTGAGGATAGGGACGCCTACGATGAATCCATTATGGAAAAGGCCCCTAAGTTGGACGAGATGGTTAAAATCCACACCTACAAGGAATTGGAAGCCATGTTCCTTGAGTTAGGTGACGATGATGAAGATGACAAGCCAGCGAAAAAGAAAGTAGTTGAGGATGATGATGATGAGGAAGAGGAAGTTTCCACTTTACGCAAAAAGAAAACGGTAAAGGTTGAGGAAGAGGAAGAAGAGGAAGAAGAGGAAGAGGTTAAGCCACGTAAAAAGAAAGTAATTGAAGAGGATGATGATTCTCCTTTTGAAGCGCCAAGAAAGAAAAAATCCATAAAAAATGAAGAAGAACAAGAAGAGGACGAAGAAGAAGCAACTCCTGCTCCTCGTAAAAGAAAACCTGCAGTTGACGAAGATGATGATGAAGCTACTCCAACTCTCAGGAAAAGAAAACCTGTTGAAGAAGAGGAAGATGATGAGCAAGAAGAAGAGTCCACTCCTTTAAAAAAAAAGGAAAGTAGTGTAGGCAAGGACAAGTGTCCGAACGGCCACGTTTTTGGTAAAGACTGGGAAGACTTCGATGATTGTGACGGATGCCCATTGTTTAACGAATGTGGTAAAGCGAACGAGAAACTGAGAAAGTAAAATGACAATTTCTGCCCAAATGAAACGCAAAGTAGAGGAAGACGAAAAGCCCAAGCGAACTAAAAAGTTAGATGGCAATACTGAGAAAGTAATTTCAACTGGATCTACTTTGTTGGATCTTTCTATTTCAGGAGGAAGGGTAAAAAATGGTGGACTTCCTGGTGGTATTCTTGTTGAAATATTTGGCCCTTCTAGTTCCGGAAAGACTGTTCTATTATGTGAAATAGCAGGGGGAGTCCAAAGGGCTGGAGGGGCCGTAATGTTTAACGACCCTGAAGCTCGACTTAATAAACAGTTTGCCAGAATGTTTGACTTAGACGTGGATAGAGTAGAGTATTCCACGCCTAACACCATTACGGAAGTGTTCAAACCCATAAGGGAATGGGAACCCAAACCATCTAAGCCAGGAGCCATCAATGGTGTTTTTGCTGACTCCTTGGCTGCCCTTTCTACTGATATGGAAATGGAAGAAAAAGACGCCTACGGTATGCGTCGTGCCAAGGAGTTTAGTGAAGAACTCCGTAAGACGTGTAGGATATTGACAGAAGAGAATTTGTTAATGGTTTGTTCTAACCAAATCCGAACCAACGTAGACGCAGGTCCTTACGCCCAAAAGTATGTAAGCCCAGGTGGTAAAGCCATTGAGTTCTACTCCAGTTTACGTTTAAGGATGCTGGGAGTAGAGAAGATTAAGCGTAAGACAACCGTATCCGGAAAGGAAGTGACACGTATTATTGGTGTAAAGAGTGACATTGAGATTGCAAAGTCCTCAGTATGGAAACCCTTCCACCAGTCTACGATTACCATATTGTTCGACTATGGTATTGATGATGTCCGAGACAACCTTCAATTTGTTAAGGAACATACTGGACAAACCGTTTATTGTATGGGTGGTATGAAACTAAGTAAATCCATTGATGATGCGATTGCTATGATAGAGGAGGACGGATTAGAAAATAAACTTAAACATGAAGTCACTGAACTGTGGCATGAGATAGAATCTAAGTTTAGATCCGAACGTAAACCCAAACACCCATGAAAAGAACAAAGAAACCAACAGTTGACTCCGTAACTGAAGAAGCCACAAAACTCACAAAAGAAACAGCACAGGCGGTTAAAGACTTCATTGACAAAATTCCATTGAAGTTCAAAAGACCAGCAAGAGTACGTGTTCCACATACTGTAGATGGTGGTATTGATTGGAGTAAGTTCCTAACAAACGGTAAAGTTTTGACTGAGCGTCCTGAGGGGATGCCATACCACATTTATAAGCAATTACTATTTGAGCAGAAGTGGAAACTTAAAATGAGGAAGAGATAATGAAAAGGACATTAATACTGAATCCCAATGAAGTAGGATTTCCAAAATACATAATGGTAAATGATCCTTCTATTACTGCCTGGGGATGGGTCATACTCAGAGCGGATGGAAAGATAATAGAAGCAGGGGCAATTAAAACCACGCCAAGCAACAAGAAACTCCAAACAAGGAAAGGGGATGACAGGGTCCGTCGTGTTACTGAACTGAATGTGGAATTAATTCGCTTAATCAAGAAGTATAATGTCTGTCTTCTTATCAGCGAATTACCACACGGTTCACAGTCCGCAGTAGCTGCCGTAATGATAGGAATGGTTTCAGGAGTAATGCAAACCATAGGGGACTGTTTAAATATTCCTGTAGAGTGGTATAGTGAGGGGGATGCAAAGAAAGCCATTAGTGGTAAACGAAGTGTTGAAAAAGATGAGATGGTTGAGATCGTAAAAGGCATTTACACCCACGTTCCATGGAAAGAAACTAAATGGCAAGACCAAGCCATAGCTGATTCTTTAGCTGTTTACCATGTAGCCAAACAACAATCCCAAATGCTTAAACTTTTAATGAAGTGATAAAAGGTCTTACGATCCAAAATTTTCTAAGCCACAAAAAGACGAGTATTGCGTTTTCCCCAGGAGTCAATATTATTGTGGGACCTACCGATAGTGGCAAATCTGCCATTATAAAAGCATTAAAATGGTTAGTTACCAACCGTCCTTTAGGGGATTCATTTAAGTCTTATTGGGGAGGGTTGACATCTGTTGGGGCTACGTTTACTGAGGGGGAGGTAAAACGTATAAGAGGGGATAAAGAAAACGCCTACCACGTAAAGCAATTAGGTGACACAATAGAGTTCAACGCAGTAAAAGGGGACGTCCCTCAGGAAGTCGCAAAAGTATTGGACCTAGGGGAACTGAATGTCCAGACACAATTTGCTTCACACTTTTTACTAAGCCAATCCCCAGGTGAAGTTGCCCAGTATTTTAACAAGGTTGCTCACCTGGACAAAATTGACACCGCATCTCAAAACATACGTAGGTGGTTGAAGGATGTCCAATCGAAACTCTACCATAAAGAAGAGGACCTACGAGACTTGGAGAAGCAGATAAAGGAATATGAGGACTTGGATTTAATGTTGGAAAGGATAGTTGAGGTTGAAACTTTAGAAAAGGAGTTAAAGGAAATGACTTCTAACGTTGAAGAGCTTGAGGGACTAATTACAAAACTGCAAAAGGCAACAGACGCTCTAAATGAATACTCGTTCCTACTTGAACTTGAGACAATGGTAAATGATATCCTCAAACTAAGTTCGGAAGTGAAACATTTAAAGTCTGAAAGAGAGGAATTAGAACTTAGTATCCATTACATTATTCAGAACGAAAGGAAACTGCAAACCGCCACATTAGAATGTAAACAGTTGGAAGAGAAGTTCCATAAGGAACTTGGAAAAGGAAAGGTTTGCCCATTATGTGATTCCATAATTAATTAAATGATATGGTAAGGCATTTTACTTTACTGTTTGATTCCTTTAAATTAGTTTATTAAAACAATACAACTATGGCACCCATTAACCCTGTAATGGTACTCTTTTTAATCTTACTTGGTGGAATAACACTTATCTTGATGTGCTGGATGTTCCTCACAATTATCACAGGTGTTATTAACGCTGATGATGAAGAGTCAACGGAATTAGTTCCAAATCAAAAATGTGATTGTCCAGATCCTGACCATTGTAAAAATTGCAGATGAAAGTAGATTTAATTCTTACGAGTGACTGGCACTTAAGGGAGGACACACCACCTTGCCGTACAGATAATTTTTGGGAAGCTCAATGGGATAAAGTTGGACAAGTAAGGGCACTTCAAGTTGAACATCATTGTCCTGTCCTACACGCAGGTGACTTATATCATCATTGGAAACCAAGTCCTTACCTGTTAACTAGAACGTACCAGGAACTACCAGAAAACTTTATAACCGTAGCGGGACAGCATGATCTTCCTAACCACAGTTTAGAGTTAGCTGAGAAATGTGGATTGTATAATCTAAACACCACAAATAGATTGGAGTGGGATCCCACTCAAGGTAATTGGGGACAAGAACCCTGGAGATGTATATTCTTCCCAAATAGGACTCCTGAACGTCATGTAGCCGTGTGGCATCGGTTTGTTTGGGACGGAAAAGAAATGCCTTGGCCAGATTGTAAAGAAATGACGGCAAAAGAGATACTGAAAAAGTATCCACAGTACGATTTGATTGTAACGGGAGACCACCACAAGCCTTTTACTTATGAGTATAAGGGAAGGCTGTTGGTTAACTGTGGATGTCTTACAAGGCAAGCCGCTGACTATGCCGACCACCGTCCTAGAGTTTGGTTATGGAATGCGGAAACGAATACGGTAGTGCCACATTACCTGAAAGTAAACAAACAGGCAGTGAGCCGAGAACACCTTGAACAAAAAGAGGAAAGGGATAAACGAATTGATGCCTTTGTTTCCAGATTATCCGATACTTGGGAAGTTGGCATTTCATTTGAGGAGAACCTAAAAAGGTTCATTAGTTCAAACCAAGTAAGGAAGTCCGTTGTAGATTTGATTTACAAAGCATTAGAGTGATTTGTATAACAACCTATGTTTAGGAAGAAGCCACCAGAAAAGAAATTTGTTGTAAGGTACGTTCCTTGCGTGTCCTCGGCAAAGATTTGTGTTGACTGTAAAGGACAAGGCACGGTTAAAATGGAAGATGGCAAGATTTATAAATGTACGAATTGCAAAGGTGTTGGGTATTTTGCACTTGTTTGGGAAGTTCATGTAGCGGCATAGAATATGAATAGAAGTGATTTTTTAAAGTTATCAGCGTTAATATTCGGTGGGATAGTTGTTCATAATAATCCTTACAAATTAGGAGTTGAAAAAACACTGCCACCACTCATAAAAGGGGAACCTAGAATCGTTCATTTAAAACGTTTTTACTATGTTTATCACGTAATGACTGGTGATGAGTTTCACTTAGCACATGACGAAAAAGAAGTATTGACTCTACCAATAACCAAGAATGGTACCATTACGTTTTTTGCAATTATAAGGCACCCTGACTTATCACTTGAGTACGTTGTTGGTGACGATGAATTATACAATAAAATGAAACCTTTTTATGACAGACCAGGAGCTTCTGAATCTTAAGAAAAGTATTGACAACGCTAAAAGGCAACAATCCGAAATGGAAGGTAAGAAGAAGGCGTTGGTTGAGACATTAAATCAAAAGTTTGGTTGTAAAACGATTGACCAGGCGGAAAAGAAAGTTGAGTCCTTAAGCAAGGAAATTGACAAACTGGAGAAGGAAAAACAGGAATTGATAGAAAAACTTGAAAAAGACTATGAGTTCTAAAACATTTACACACCTATGGCTTGATGACAAGGGTCTGAAAGCTGTTAAGAAACCCTTTCACATTTTCTCTGATTCGCCTAATGAGGAAACAAGTAAAATGTATCAGCAAGCACTC